TTTTTGAGGATATGCAGACCGCCGATAGATTTGACTATCAGTACCTTTATAGGTAAAAAGAGTTTTGGGGTGGTGAACCCACCTGCGCGAACCCTCTAATGTACGCATGATGGGGGTCAATCCTACGGTCTTAGTAGACCACCCCAAATCCCCTTATTTCGTTAAACCCTTCATCTTTTCAAATGACCTCATGCCGCCAAGACCCAACATGCCCAGCAGTACGGTCATCAGGCTTTCCATATCAAAGGCTGGCATAGGTGGTATCTCAAGCCCCATATAAGCCGTGATAAAGTCAGTGGCTGGAAATAAAACAAAATGCGCCATCAGGGCAATGCCGCAAGTCCATCCGATAAACGGCCGCCACCCGGCCACAAAAATTGACCTGTGAGACGCCTCAGCCTTATTGATTTCCAGTTGCCCCTTGGCAAGCTCTTGCGCGTGTTGGTCGGCCATTGTGGCTAGGTCGTGCGCCAGCTTGTTCTTCTGGTCTTTGTCTTCGATAAACTTGTCTAGCAGGCCAGTAACCGGCCCGATCAGTGCTTGTATCATTTTGATTCACTCCCGCACCATACTGCAAAAGCCCCTGTGGCGGCTCCGACGATAGTGCTAACAAACGCGGTTTGTTGAGTTGTGGCTGACACGCCCAGACCCATAAACCAGTCACAGACATTCCACGCCATTACAGTAAATGCCAACATCATTAAGCGCGGGATGATTTTGTACTCAAGAAGAACCTTGCTCATTTTGACTCCAGACTCATCTTGATCTTGGCTATCTCAATCTCCAGATCATGCACCCGCTTGACCGTATCCTGCACAGACTTTGGCGGCTCAAACTTGTCGATCCAATCATCGTTTTCCTCAACTTCCTGCATTGTCAGTTCAAGATTATGCTCAAGAAAACTGATGCGCTCGGTCAAACCAAAATAAACCCACACGCTGACGGCGGTAAAAGCAATCATGCTGATTAGGTTTCTCAGCGGAATAGTAACCTCGCTGGCCTCATTTAATCTTGTCGCTGCTGTTTTAGTCATCAGCTAACGCCTTCATCCGGTCAATTAAACGACCAGCGCGGTTTGGAACCTGCCTTGCCCACTTGCTGTCTGCCATCTGTGTCGCCGCCTCAGCATAGTCACAAGCCTCAATGGCTGCCTTTAATTTGATGAACTTGCCTAGGCGGCTGCGGCCTAAGTTAAAGGCCATATTGGCTAAGATTAGCTGGCACTCGTCAGGCAGGTCATTCCAGTTGTCAAACAACGCCAAGCAATCCTCAAGCGTCACAACGATATCTAGCGCAAAGAGTTGGCGGCAGCGTTCCGGTGTGATCTGCGTGCCGACAGGTCTGCCGTGTTCTGCGTCAGCCTCACGGATTAAGTGGCCAATGCCGACAGTTGGCAGGCCGAGGTGATCCAGATATACGTCCAGACGCACACCCTCATCAGCAGCAATTTCTTCTCTCAGCGTGTCTTTATTCATCACCGCGTCTCCATAACAACCGCAACCGCTTTATCCCAGCTATCAGTTTCTGCCTCAGGCGTGAAACGCGACGGCTGCAAGCGCAGAGTGTATTGCCGTACTGACGTAACCGGCATGAACAAGACCCTGCGGGCATCGGGGGAAACAAGGCAGAGAACATCGTAATCATCCTGTGTCGGTAGTTTTTTTGTTTTACAGCCGTGACCCAATTGGAAATGGTGACGCGGAGATCGACGATCACTATTGCCCAATAAACTCGCAGTCTTTGCCTGCACTCGAATAAAATCTTGCCCATACCAAGCCACCATATCAACTCTGTCTTGTTGTGCCATAGAGACGCGCCAGCCTAAGCCTAAGATGGCAGCCGCCGCGATATACTCGCCAATCAGCCCGGTTGTTGTTTCGTTCAATTTTTAGACGCCAACCACATAACCCAAAAGAATATGCCGAAGGATACAATGCCTAACACGCCAATCGCAATAGCCTCTATGATTTTCTGACGCATCTCCTGCTGCTTATAAATAGCCTCTTGGCGCTCCTTGCGGATTCGCCCCTCAAGGTGGATCAGGTCAGCCCAAGCCTGCGGCCCGAAAGTCATTTGCAGATATTGCTTCAGCTCGGCGCGTTGCGCTTCCAGCTTCTTCTTGGCGGCGTAAACTTGCAGCGCCTCACTCTGGACTGCGTCGGCGCCTTGCAGCTTTTTGAATAGCGGCGGGTTCTTCGCTTGCTTCTCGGCTTGGTCAATGTCAGACGCAGCCTTCATCCATCGAGACACGTCGCCAATACAGCTCTCCAAATCGCGGCCAGCATTAACCATCTGCTTAATCGTATTGAAAGCTGCTGTTGCCCCAGAGATTGCTGCTGTAATGGTAATCGGGTCTATGACAGTGTTCCTTATGTGAAGGTGGGGCGCATTAGGCCGGTATTATAGCACCGCGCACGCCAGTCGAGTATATCACCTCTAAGGACTGCCTGCTCGTAAATTTTAGTGGTTCTTTCCGTGTCTGGGCATTTAGCCACAACGCCAGCATCTACTTTCGGCTGTCCGTTAGGCAGAATAACCACCACAACGAAAAGCATCAGCGCGTTCATTTTTCGTCACGGCCAGTAAAACGCTTAATCACAGACTGCACGGTCTTGGTTTCCCATATGCGAATCAGTATCCACACGCCAGTAAACAAAGCCACAACGTCCGGCACCATCGCCATATAGGCGGCAGCGGTGCCAGTGCCAGCTACAACGTCAATTATGACTTTGTTTTCCTCGTTCATTAGATAGCATCCGGCCAGTTGTTAATGGGTGCGTTACCAGTAGGATTGCCGTCAGCGTCCACAGGAACGTCATACAGCGCGATAAACGCGGCAAGGTCAGCAGCGTTAGTGATTGCTGTCTCAATGGTTTCTGAGGCTAATCTAACGGCGGCGCGAAAGGCGAGGACATCAGCAGGGATGTCGGTGCCGTTCTCAGCAGAGCGCACGACCATCCAGTCAGTCGGTGCAAGTAATCCGCCAGCCTGTGCCTTTACAGTCGCAATGGCGTTTGACTTGAGGCCAAGGGTGACTATCTGGTTTCCATCGGCATCGTTGATAGCGTTGCCATCTTCATCGACAGCGTTTACATCATCCAGCGCTCTAGCCACACCAGACGACCAGTAGAACCGAGCATCGAAGCTGGCTGGGTCATCTTCCCAGACTAGCCCCTTGGCTGCTTTGGTTGCAGCATCCCACAACATCCAGTTGGCTGGGTGCTGTATTCCGTCATTGTCAGTCCACGCTTTGCCAGCGCGGATAATACGACCTGAGTATTTGTATGCCATCGGTTATCTCCTTATCTGGCGTTAGCGAACTTGAAGGGTGATTCGGCAAAGGCGAGGTAGATATACTCGTAACTACCATTAAAGGCAGTATTGTTTGTCCTAAATTTGATACCATTACTTAAAAAGTCCAATGTATCTAAAGTATCAGATTCAGCTGCAGATGTGTTTACCACCTGTCTGTGGTCAGCAACATTGAATGTGTCTCTTTTATTATCAAATATAAACCAATTTTCAGTTTTATTTGATGCTTTTACGATAACCCAAGCTGGCCTGAACCCTGTGAAAATAAACGTCCCATCTGCATTTCCGTTTCCAGTGTAGCTGCCGATTTTTGAGTAACCTTCGACTGAGTGGAAACAGTAGGCAATCATGTTGTTTCCACTGGTTCTGTCCCAAGAGTTAAAAACAGTTGCAGTAGCACCACCAGCCGCATTTCCTTTTGCAGCAGTTGAATTTAAAAGAAGATAATCATCAGACCCATCAACTAAGTCTGTGTAAATAAGCCAATCACTAGCAGCACTACGATTTTTTTGAATGACTATTTTTGGCTCAATTGATAAACCGTGAGCTACTGTGCCTGTGTTTGTTCCATTTGCTACATAACTCACAATACTAAACCCAGCCTTTGTATTGACCTGACCAGAACTGTCAATCGTGCCAACGCCTGTCGCTGAAGCATCGTTGCTGAACGCTGTGCCAGCCAGCCAGTTCCAAGCTGCGTAGGTTTGTCCAGAACTATTAGACCCGCCAATAATTGTATTGTTGCCGGTTAAAGTAAACCCATCGCTTGCTACAGCACTAACCCCACCAGTCTCCGTAACCTGTGCAGAGGTGGAATCTGAAGATAAAACCTTGTAGTCGTACCCACGGATTACATCATAAAGTGAGTGGCCTTGAGCAATGCTTCTGCCTTTTACCCAAGTTAAGTCAGGCTGAAAACCAACACCTGTAATTGTTTGCGTACCACCATTACCAGTATAAAGCACCGTATTAAAATTCTCAGTGCCATCAATAATAGCTGGTTCTGGTAAATTGCTGGATGCTAATGCCAAAAAGCCGGAAGGTGGGCTGTAATAAAAATCACCTACACCATTATCATCTGAATTGCCTTGTGCTGTTACCGCTCCAGCAAAGCTACTGTCTTGCCCAAAGTTGAATATACACACTTCT